GTACCCTGCTTTGTATGTTACCTTTACGGATTTCATACCTTTAGGCCAGCTCTTAGTGCCTGTGCCTGTTGTTCGTGTAATACTATCAGATTCGTCATCAACTATGTATTCAAATTTACCACTATTATTAGAATTTTCTGTGATAAGAGTTACATAGGCGTCAGCTTGAGTTGTTCTTTCTTGTACTGATACGACCTGTATTAATGGAGATTCCTCTAGGATTATTGTATCTACTAGAGTATCTCTTATATTTATATATTCGACTTTATTAGTGCTAGCGTAATCTACAAGAGCACTCCCGCAATAAGTCTTAACGAGTTGGGAAACACTGTCTATAACTACATTTATACGAGCATCATGTTCGAGACTTTTTAAGCCTGCGAAATCCTTGTATTGTTGTAATGTAACTAAATCTGCCATATGTTTTCCTTAAAAAGTGTGGTGGAGTTTCCCCCACCACGTAATTACAAAAGTATTAACTACCTTTATACTGAAGACTAATACATGCTGTTGAAGCATCTATCATGTCTGTAAATCCTAGTCTCTGTGAAGCGACTAGTACTCTTCTTTGATTCGCAACTTCGTAGTCGGACTCAATAGTAACACCTCTTAATCTAGGCATTACGAAGTTCTTAACATTAACAGCAACTGCAAAGAATTTGCTTACTGCTGGAGTTTTGAACTCGTCACATACGATTACTTTAGAACCGTAGACTTCTCCGATTTCACCATTCAGTTTAGTAGCAAGATTACCAACTAAGTTAGCATCTTGGAACTCTGCGTCTGATAATAGGTTGAAGTATTCTGTTGAATTAACGATGTAAACTACATCTTTAGGATTCATACCCCATTTGCCCATTTTCTTTCTAGCATTTAACAACATTGCTGCTGTTAAAGATTCTGATGCAAAAGCTGTAGCTGATTGAATTTTGTTAGCACCAGCCATAGTGACTAGTCCTTCAAATGCTGCTCCAGATGTACCGTAAACGCCGTCTGCATGGTTACCCACTAACAGTGCATTTTCAATACCTCTTGAATGTGCTCTAATAATTGATTCACGAATCAATGGTAGAATTGGCAAGATTGCATCTCCTTCAGTTTCATTACCTAAGTATGATTGTGAAATAAGTTTTTTAGTTGAAAGGGTTCTTTCAGTTAAGTCGATACCTGACATAGTTCCGTCATACGTATCTCCTCTTTCTTCCAAGTTACCATGTGGGCTTGCGCCTGTAGCTACTTGGTTAGCTGTAAATTCAGCATACCCAGCATCTGGTAGTATTGGAATGATCTGTGTAGCTGAAGTCATTTGGATTTCTCTAAATAACGGTGCTAACACTAGCTCAAGTTGAATATCTCTTTCGATATTAGTTGATACTGTTTGCTCAAAATCCGCTGAAGAAACGCCAACACCTGAATGGGCATTAACTTTCTGCATTGTATCTTCTGCAAGTTTAGTATTCCAGCCTTTACCAGTAGCAAGTCCCATAATCCAAGCGTCATCAATGTCGCTTGTAAAGGCTTTCTGCCAGTCGCTGTTCTTTCTATCGCCAAAAACTTTCTTAGACTCACGCATGGCGTTAATCTCGTCTTTTTTGTCGGATAGTTCTGTTTTTAGTTCGTTAACAACAGATTCTAAATCTCCGTGTCTTTCATCAATACGTTTTTCAACGTCTTGCATAAGCCTTTCAGCTCCTGATAGACCGGCGGTTACTATTGTTTTAACTTTTTCTTGCTCAGCTTCTTTTTCAGCTACTTCTTGCATTACTGCAGTAGCTTTTTCTTCGGCTTCGCTTACTTCTTTTGCTTTCATTTCAGCTTGTTGCATTGCGATTTTAGCAGCAGTTGATTTTGCCACCTCTTCCGCGAACGCTTTCAAGTCAATCTCAGCATTTGGAGTAGTTTTTTCTGTAGACATATGTCTCTCCTGTTGAGTGGTTTTACCCACGGCTTGTGGCGATTCAACTTCTTCAGTCTTCACTGAGTCCATTACAATAGCCTGTTTACTTTCTTTCGAAAAGTCAGCTTTCCATTCATCATATTCTGATTGAGAATCGAATGATTTCGCAATCGAGAACATTGCGGCCTGGTTGCAAGGTACACTCACAACAGACACTTCAAATAGTTCTGCGTCCTTTATCTTATATCCATCGGTTTCCTTTAGATAATCTGCGTCCTTTACTCGGAAACCCACGGAAAATGCTCCAAGAACGCCATCTTTAATAAGATCTTTTATATCGCCTGCGCTCTTAGAGATTTTAGCTCCAAGCTCGAGGCCTTTGTCGGTAACTTCTAGTGAAGTCGCACGACCAATTGGTTTGTTGTAATCATGGTTAAATAGAATAATTGGATTACCTTTAAAGTTATCCAACCCACCATTCTTAGTCCATGCTTCATGATCAATACAGTCACCTGCTCTATCACTATGGTTAGTGCTTGCATATCCTTTGATATTTACACTTCCGTCGTCGTCTTCGTTTAGAGCTTTGAATGTTGATGACCAATGAAAAATTTTATCTGACATATTTACTTACCTTTCTTTACTTCAGCTTTTTTAGGAGCTGGCTTTGCCTTTGGTGCTTCCATGACAGTACTATCTACTCTCATTTTGTGTTCAATCATTTGGGTCATTCTACCCCATGAGCCAAAAGCTCTTTTAGCAACTTGAAAACGCATTGGTACGTCTGCTGCTGCTTTATATTCTACTATTGAAAGTACTCTGCCTTTCGACATAAAGTAATCCATTAGTGTTTTAAGAATCGCTGGTTTGTTCATCTGTATTTTCCTCTGTTTCTTCCGGTGGTCTTCCACCTTCGCTTGGGTCAGCTGCGCTGCCCGCTATGTTTGCTGGGACTCGTAAGTCATCATGTCCATCTATTGATTCCATGTTCATTGCGTCCCTGACTTCGTTAGGTG